TGGTAGACACGCACGACTGTTTATCGTGTGATTGAATGTACTGCAATATATTTAATCGTGTAGGTTCGAATCCTACCCCTAAAGCCAATAAAACGCTTGACACTCGCTGGGTTATATCGTATTATATGATAGTAACAACCTAGCGAGTGTTTTTATGACATATATTCTTGTAGATACAGCAAACATGTTTTTTCGTGCTAGACACGTAGTACGAGGCGACAGTATTGAAACTAAAATTGGCATGGCATATCATATTATGTTTGCCAGTATTCTCAAAGCATACAGAGACTTTAATGGCAGTCATGTTGTTTTCTGCTTAGAAGGACGCAGTTGGCGCAAAGACTACTATGAGCCTTATAAGAAAAACAGGCAGGCAGCACGTGACGCACTAACTCCTAAAGAAGCAGAAGAAGACAAGGCATTTTGGGAAGCGTTTGATGAACTAAAAGAGTTCATGGACAAGAAGACTAACTGTACTGTACTACAGGATCCGCAGTGTGAAGCAGATGACTTTATCGCACGTTGGATACAAAATCACCCCGATGATGAACATGTAATTGTCAGCAGTGACAGTGACTTTTATCAGTTGCTCACTGACAAAGTTACACAATACAATGGCATTACTAATCAACACATTCGCATTGATGGTGTTTACAACGACAAAGGCAAACCTGTCATGGACAATAAGACAGGTGAACAAAAACAAATTGGCGACCCTGATTGGTTGCTGTTTGAAAAGTGTATCAGAGGTGACACTAGCGACAACGTGTTTAGTGCTTATCCTGGCGCACGTAAAAAGGGAACTAAGAATAAGATTGGTATGCTTGAAGCATTTGAAGACAAAGATAGCAAAGGCTTTAACTGGAACAATTTTATGCTACAACGTTGGACTGATCACAACGGCGAAGAACATAGAGTGCTTGATGACTATCAGCGCAATCGTACACTTATCGATCTCACACAACAACCCGATGAGATTAAAACTGTGTTAGATGAAGCTATTACTAAACAGGTACAGAAGATTCCTGCTAGTATGGTAGGTGTACACTTTATGCGTTTTTGTGGTAAATGGGACTTACAACGTATTAGCCAAAGTGCAGAAGCACACAGTGATTACTTGAACAGTGCTTACTAAAATGGGTAAATACTTACAAGCAAAAGAAGTTGTAGAAAACAGTTTCTGGATAGTCGAACGCAAAGGTGCTAAAGTAGGCACACTCCGTCGCAAAGCAGATGGCTATGTTTTTTATGAGAACACCGCTGGCACAGAAACTGTGTTGGATAGCCTAGACGGATTTAAAATAGAGAAACAAAAACAGAAAAGCTCTGTTAATGTTTCTATCTTTGGGTTTCCAACGAACATTGATACTGTGTACAACGAACAGCTACAAGATAATGTGGCGGTATACACTAAAACCGCCAATAGTCAACAATATTTTGTGGCTGGTTATTGGGGAATACTTTTTCCTATGGGCTGGCGACCGAGCTTTTGTCCTAGGTTAAAGACACTAAAAGAGTATACACATTTGGGACCGTTTACAAACGAAGCTGATATGTATCTTGCCATAAAACGAAAGGGGCAAGAAGATGAAAAAAATATTAAGTTTGTTACTGTTCGTTCCGATGATAGCATGGGCACAGGACAATAATCAACAACAAGCGCCAGGATCTCTAGGGCTAACCACTGTAGCACCATGTGATCCAGTTCCAAAAATGTTTGGAGTTATTGAAAAATACAGAGAAGGATTGCTGTTCAGTGGAACAGGCATGACATTCTTGCCAAACCGTCAACCTGTAACAGGTGGATTGTTTATTTTTGTTAATCAAGACAAAGGCACATTCAGTGTTGTGCAAGTTTTCAACGATGGCGTAGCTTGTATGCTAGCCAATGGTAGAGACTTTGAACCATATGGCGGTGTGCAACCTTGGGAAAAGAAACAAGGAGAAGACGGATGAATTGGGCAATAGTTTTTTATGCACTAATAGCACCATTGGACGGTGGTGAGGCTAGCGAACACATTAGTTGGGGACTTACTTTTGGTCATCACGAACAGTGTATTACATTTTTTGAAAGAAACAAAAGTAACTTGCTTGAAGGTTTAGCAACATACGCCAGTCAACAATTTGATCAACCAATAAAGTTACAAGAAATTGGATGCGCTCATGCTAGAGCAGATTTCAGTGTTCCAGTCGAGGACAGAACTCCTGAACTAACACTAAAAATGCCAGTCTGGAACGGAACAGAAACATGAATTGGTTAATAGTGGTGGTGTTTGCTACAATGACAGGCGATGTATACATATTCACTGATCCTAAATTTGATACACGTGAAGAATGTGTGGCATCTATTAAAGATCCAAATATGGTGCCCGTGTACTCAAAAAAACTGGTAATGGAGTACGGACGCTTGTTGCCAATACTAGGATTAAATTGTTTGCAAGAAGATGAAATTAAAAAAATAATACAAGGTGTTGAAGAATCTAAAGCATGAAGTGGATGTTAATATACATTGTAATAAGCAATGGCGAGCCGATTGCTATTAATGCAAACGGATCTCGCCATACTTTTGATGATATGTATCAATGTTTTTATGCTAGAGAAGCATTATCTCAACAAGTAGGAGGAGAGAATGGTTACTTCCCTAGTGGTAGTCAAGCAGTTTGTATTCCTGTAGGTACTACTACTTAGGCAGGATTATGTGTATGTGGTTCCATGCCATCATCATGTGAGTGCATAGTACCATCATCGTGCCAATGCTCTTGTGGATCATACGGAGCATAATCATCAGGCATAGCAGTGTCATACTCAACTGCATCCTCAGGAACATAAGCCCAAGTCATTGCAGGATGTTCGTTGTTTTCTTGATGACTAGCAAGTTCTTCCATTAAAGCTCTAGCATTTTTACGTCTGTCAAGTTCAATACCCCAGGCTCTGCCTTCCATCTCAAGCATCATTTTAACTTCTTTTTCCATCTGGCTTGCTTGGCGCATCATGTCCTCAGCCATCTGGACCATACTTTCTGTGTGGTGATACATAGTTTTTCTCCTCTAACTACACTGCTATTTACGGATCAAAACTGCTCGTTCTATACCGTTTTAACTAAATACATTAAAGCAGTAGAGAATGAAATGGCAAGACCTAAACCAAAAATATTAATGGAGTTTACAGATCCTAAAAGTTATCGCAGTGAACAGATACTAGCCGCAGATGCAATCTACGCAGTGTTTCACGACGACAAGCCTATCAACTTGAGAAGTTTAAATAGTCTTGTAAACTTTCCAGGACCTAAGTATAAAAAAGTAAGTTTTAGTAACAGCGGACATGCATTTAATCTAGCAACTAGATTAAACAAGTTGTTCAAAACAGACAAGTTTACAGTGGTAAAATTATTGCAAGGCGAAACAATAGTAGAAGACGATGGTGCACAAGGAATGGTATAGTCAAATACTGTCTCATGCACAGCGTACTAAACCTGAAACCAAAATACAAGACTTGTTTAAAAACTACAGAAACAATCAAGGCCTCAGCTTAACCAAGCTGGGCCTTCATGTTATTAGTAGCATGGATATTGAGCGTGAAGAATTTAGGTTACCAAAGATAAAAATTACTCCTAGAGTAAGACTACTGCTAGACAGATATATGCAATACCCATACTACTTTGATAAAAATTGGCTGGTGTTGTTCAGTGCAGAAGATAGAATATTCTACAAAATGTATGGCAAAGATTGGGATAATTTTGTCTCACACATGGAAGAAAACCTTTGACAATGTAACTGCTATAGTGTAAAGTACTAACCGTTGAAAAGGAAATACACTATGAAATGGATGTTAATTGCAATGAGCATCAACTTGCAAGGAGAACTTGATGCTTGGAACGCAGGCACATTTGACGAATTCTCAGATTGTTATATCTATAGAATGGAACTTGCATATACTATGACCGTAGACGGAAGTTTTCCTGTAGGTAGCGAAGCGGTTTGTGTACCTTATGTTACTGAAGATTTTGTTAAACGACACGAATATCTTGTACCATTGCCCAGACCAAAAAAAGATAAAAAAGATGCAGAAAAAGGTTGACAAGTAAGACATCTTGCTATATATTATAAGTGTAAGTTAAGAAAAAACGGAGAAACACATGTTTGACCAAACAGTAAAATTTGAAGATGTTGACACTGATACACTGTGCATTGAACACTTTGATGATATGCAACAAGAACTAGGCATGTCAACTGTTTGGAGCATATGGGATGGCGG